CCAGCACGTTTCGCTTGTCGCCGATGCTCACGTCGCCGTCATCCAGTCCGACGACGATCTCGACGCCCTCGACCAGTTGCGGGCGAAGCCTCTTTAACAGCCGGTCAAGAAACGCGGCCCGCGAATCGATGGAACAAACGAGAATGCTGAACTTCATTCTTGACCCCGCGTGTAGCGTTTGACCTTGACCCGTGCAGACTGACCAACGACAAGCGTTGCGGTCTCGCTTTCGTTGACTTCGTCGATTTGGAACTCGACGGGAACGGCGATGCCCGCGTCGATCAGGCGGCGTGCTTCGACCTCGGGCCATTCCGCGACTGAACCGGGCTGCTGATTTACGTCGGTGCCGACAAGGGCTTGGATAAATTGAATCTTCATTGGAAGTCCCCGCGTTGCCTTTCGACAACGCGGGAATGGTTTAGGTTTGCAGCAGATGCTTGACGGCGGCGGTGTCCGTCAAGCGAGCGTCCGACAGGTAGAAGATGATGAATCCGGTCTGGAACTTCTCAATGTAGCGTTCCGTGGTGCGGGCGATGATGAGTCCACCCGTGTTACGAACGACATACTTCTTGAAGTCGCCATACAGAACCGTCTTCTGTGTGGTTGCAATCGTGGCCATGTTCTGGTTGATGGTGATCGGCTGGCCGTCCAACGTAGCCGGTGCGCCGTCCGCGTAGTTCGCCTGATAAAGCGGGCGACCCTGAGAGTCCACCAACTTTTTCAGCGCAAGCCACACAGCATCGTTCATCATCCAGCGAGCATTCAGGCGGTAAGCCGGGTCAACCGAGTGCTTGAGGTCCATCAGTTCGAGGAACGTGATAGCCGAAGCGGAGGCGGTAGTTTTGCCCAGGGTACTGCCAACCACGAGGCCTTGTGCCTGACCAGCGGTGCCGGTGCCAGTCGTGAACTGTGCAGCGCGTCGGCGACCGATACGGGTTCCAAGCGCCTGACCGATGAACTGCTCGGCAGCCGCGCCGCTACGAAGCAGCTTGTTGGACACGAGCAACATGCCCGTCGTGTTCAAGTGCGAGTAGAGCGTGATCTGCGAGAAGCTCGGGTCGGTTGCGGTGCCAGCATCGACGTTTTCGTGCTGCGACGAACCACTGTTGCTGGTGTCGTCGTTCGTCGGAATCGGCATATCGCCGGTGTCGTCGGTGTCGAGAACCGTGAACAGTGCACGCTCGTCAAGGCCGTAAGCCTTCTGAGTCTGCACGATCTGGTCAAACATCGACGTGTTCTGCGGAACCAAGTTACCGCCGGCCGTGGTGACAACCTGCGAAAGTGCACGGCCTTCCTCGTCGCGAAGCTCTTCGCCGAGGTCAAGTTCAGCAGGAACCATCAGGCTTCGCTGCTCTTCGGTCAACGCTGCAAACCCGCCAGCGATGTACCGGCGAAGTGCGGCGTCGTTGTAGGCCCGCTGCTCTTCGGTCGTGCGGCTCTTGGCCGCTGGCGACATGCCGGTCGGGGTGAACGTTCGCCTGTTAAGCGACGCGGGGAGGTCGGAAGACCGGACGGAGTCGAGCAGAGCGACAGACTTTTCGCCGCGTTCGATCAACTGACGCAAACCCTCAGAGTCGGCGTCGATCTTTGTCCACTTGTCGTTCTCTTCCGGGGTCATGGCGCGGCCTTCGGTGGCAGCGGCTTTCAAGATGTCGTTCTGGTCGTGGACCAGCTTGGCAAACTTCTCGCGAAGTGCCTTAATTTCATCACGTGTCATTTGATTTCCTTTCGGCAAAGCCGAATAAGTCCACGCGACGCAATGCGTCGGTGAAGTTGTTGTTGGGATTCAGACGGGGCCGATTACAGAATCGGCGACTTGAGGCGCTTGGCCTCGTCAAACAGCGGTGTGACGACTTCTTCGGGCGGACTGGCGTCGATGTCTTCAGACCTCAGAGCGACGGCCGCGCCTTCGCCTTCGGTGCCGGGGTATGCGGGTTTGTCGACCGGGCCGACATCGTGGATGCGGATGCTTCGAAGTTCGCGAATGCGTTCGTTGCCTTCGGTTCCCCACATCTCGCCGCCCGGTGCGACGTCGAATGCGAACGACGACCCGCGAACGTCGCCGCGGGCGATCTTTGCCAGCACCCGAGTGTGGTCCGGGTCGTTCGGGTCGATGGTGATCGTGTACTTCAGGCCGCGTTCGTCGACCGACACTTGAACCGTGCCGCTCGATGTGCGGCCGAGTAGTGCGTCGTGGTTGTATCTGGCCATGATGTCGGGACTGAGAACGAACGCGCCCGGCGCGATACGCTCACGGAAGGCGGTTGTTCGTCCGTTCCGCGCCATTCGCAACGGACTGCTGAGCGTGTTGTACAGGGCCGCATACGCGGTGATCGTCGTCGGCTTGCCCTCTTCTTGGCGAACTTCGAGCGGCATAGGGATGTATCGTTTTTCCATAGTGGTCTCACAGAAGCGTTTTGATTTGTTCGATGACGTGGCCGCGATCCGCCTCGGGGTCGAAGCCGTCTCGCAATCGCATGTATTCGCCCGCCAGCGTTGCGACAGGCACGCCCGATAGTTGAGCCAGCGGGGTAAACGCCTCGGTGACAGTCGCGGCGTGCGTGCGGCGGAAGTTGGTCATTGCGGTCGGGAAGTCGCCACGCGACGCGCTGGCCACGGCGTCAATCTCTCGGGCGAAACATCGGTTGACAGCGTCGCGCAGAACAGCGTCGAGCGTGTCGGGCGATCCACGCATCGGTGCGGCGGCCGGTGTGGGCGGTGCACCAGCGTCAATCATGTTGAGCGGCTGCAGGTACTGGTCGCCGTTCTCGACCGGGTTCATGTTCTCGCGTTCGCGGATGTCGTTGACCGACAACCAGCCCCAGTTTCGACCGATGGCGTAGGCGTCATAGCGGGCTTTGATGTCGCCTCGCAAAAGCCCCTCTACGTTGTGTTCGATGTAGAACCGCCGTCGCTCTTCGGGCACGAACATCTTGCGGTTCAACTCCTGCTCCATTGCGACCATCGGTCGACGCAAGGTGTAGGTCACAAACTCAAGGGCTTGGTGTTCGATGTTCGAAAACGTAGCGCGTTCCAGATCGCCCACCATGTGCGGCGGAACCCGGAAGAATCGGGCCACCTCGAGCAACTGGAATCTGCGGGTCTCAAGAAACTGTGCGTCTTCGGGCGGGATCGACAGCCGCGAGACGTCGAGCCCATCCTCAAGTATGGCGGGCGAATGAGCGCCGCCACCGGATCGCTTGCCCCAGTCGGCTTTTAGCCTGTCGTATGCCTTGTCGGTCAGCTTGTTCGGGGTCTTCAGCAGCACGCCCGCGGTCGCATCATTCGCAAAGAACTTCGACCCGAACCGCTCGGCCGCGATCGACAGGCCCAGCGCGTTTCCCAGCAGATGCAGCGCCGGCCAACCGACGAGGCCGTCATAGCCGAGACCCGGAACGTGCAACATCGAATCGGCTTCGAATACCAGTGTCTCGCCGTCGCTTTGGACCTGATAAATCTTGCGACCATCGACCACGCCAACGGCCACGTTGCCGGGCGGTAACAGCAGCAGTTCAACCGGCACGCCCTCGGCGTTGCGACCGATGGCCGCGTAAGCGTTGCCCGACAACAGGGCGTGATGCAACAGCGTCTCGCGGAATACGATCGCCGTCATCAGGCTATTTGGCGCGTCGTGCAGTAGCGGGTAGGCCGGGTGATCCCAAGCCTTGCGGCGGCCCCGCTCAAGTCGCTCGTAAACTTCCAGCGGTAGCGACGCGATGGTCTCGGCAATCAATCGAACGCACGCATACACGCCAGTGACCTGCATGGCCCGGCGCTCGGTAAGCGGAATGTTGGCATCGTTGGGCGCAAACCCGTACACCAGCGATCGCCCGGCGTCGTCGATCGATGTTGCCGGGTTGTCGAGTGAACGGATTTGGTCAGTCATAATGTTCTAAGCCCTCGCTCATGCGGTCCAGGTCTGTCGAGCGGCCCGGCTGCGATCAGGCGACCGATGCCCATAACCGCTGCCACAAGCCCGTCGATCTTTTCTGTGCTCTTCCCCTTGCTGAGTCGCAGGTTCCCGATTGCGTCCATTTCCCCGGCCGCGTTGCTTGCCATCCATCGCAAGACCGGGTTCCCGCCGTGTTGAAGTTGCGCCGACGCAATCAGGTCCATCAGCTTCTTGGTTGGCCCGGCCATCGACGCGTACCCCTGCCGATATTCGATGACTTCAAACCCCTCGTCCTGCAGCCGCTGCATTGCCTGCTGCGCGTTCCAAGGGTCGGCCGCAATCTCTTTAATGCTGTACTGCTGGCCCAACTCGACGATGCGTTGAAGGATGCGGCTGTAATCCACCACGTTTCCCGGCGTGCGTTCGACCAGCCCCGCCGTTGACCACGCCTGAATCTGTTGCTCCATTCGGACGTCGCGTTTGCGTGGCGACTCGGGCAACCAAAAGTAGGGTTTCAGGTACACGCCCTCGTCGTGGGCAAACACCAATACGAACGCGCTGAAGTCCGATGTCGCCCCAAGGTCAAGCCCGCCCCAGCACGGCAGACGCTTCAAGACCTCGTCGTCTATCTCAGTGTCGCCCGCGTCCCAGCGATCCATCGCGATAAGGCGAACGTCCTGCCCCGTGCGTTGGTTTAGGTGAAGGCGACGGAACGTGTTCTCGTATGCCGCGACGGCTTGGGCTTTCTTCGCTTCTCGTTCCAGATATTCCGGCTTGATTGAGACCGCGTAGTTCGGATTGGCGGCCTTCCAGACTTCGGGGTTCGTCCAGTCCGCGTCACGCGGTGCTTCGTAAATCACCGGCAGAAACGTCGTATCAACCACGATTCCGTCTCTGACCTTTGTCGCGTAGTCGTACTTCTCATTGCAGATCGATGGCCGGTCGTAGTCTGCCGTCGTGATGATCCAGACAAGCGGCTGCCGCCTGCTGCCGGTTGAAGTCGCCAACACGTTTAGCAACTCGCCGTTGCGGTGTGCGTGCAACTCATCGACGATGACCAGATGCGTGTTAAACCCGTGCTTCGTGTCTGCGTCCGCACTCAACGCTTTGAACACCACGCCGCCCGGGTATTCAATGCTCTTGTAGGTCGCGTAAATCTTGACCTGCTCGGCAAGCTCGGGCTTGTTGAGTATCTGCCCCTTCGTTTGCCGAAACACCAGCGACGCCTGTTCACGCTCGGCCGCCGCCGAATAAATCTGTGCGCCCGGCTCGTCGTCGAGAAACGCAACCAAGTTGACCACGCCACCGCAAAGCGTCGACTTGCCATTTTTTCTTGGCACGTACAAGAAGACTTCGCGGTAGCGCCTCAGCCCGTCGCGTCGCTTCCACCCGAACACGCAACCGACGATTGCTTCCTGCCACGGCTCAAGCCTGAACGGTTCGCCCGCAAGCTCGCCTTCAATGTGCGTGACGTATTCCGCAAAGAACGCAATGCACTTGTCGGCGTTCGCCTCGTCGAAGTAATCGCCATCGGCCGCCGTCTTTACCGGGTCGTAGCCACCCGGCAGAAGCGCGAATCGATCAAGCCAGTTTTGGGAGATTGCCACGGTTTAGTTTCAATGCACCCAGCCCGCTCGCCTTCGGTGCCTGCTCAGTCTTGATGGAAGGGGCCGCGCTCGGTGCGAGTCCGTGCCGGGATAGAGAATCCTTCAACCGTTTGGCGGCCTGATCCTTCAACGCCCAGATCGGATGCACCTTCAGCCCGCCGCGTTCTGTATCGATCCAGTACGGTTGGCCCTCGGCCGCCCGCGATATGGAAACAAACGATGCGTAGGCGTCACACAACTCGGCAAGCGACGGCTCGTAGCGGTCGAGCATCACGCCCCAGCCCACAAGCCATGCACCAATCGCATCCCATTGAGCAACCGCCGCCGCCGACATCCATTCAGGAGGGGCCGCCAGTTGCGATACGCCGTCGACTGAGGCGTCCGAGCGTTCTTTAGCACGCCAAGACCCCCTTAGCTTCAATGCTGCCGTAGGCGTTGGTTTGCGGCCTCTGCGGCCCATGTGGGTTTCCCCTTAAAATCCGTGAAAAAAGACGTAACCT